GAGGAGGAGCGCCGCGGCGACCGCCGGCGCACCTTCATGATCCGCCTGCACCAGCGCCTGTGCGCGCTGCGGGCGCAACGGGAACGGGAGGAGATCGAGCGTGTCTGTGCAGCAAACTCTTGAGGATCGTAACGCGACGCATGGCGACTTTGCCGACCATGCGCGGGCGACGCAGATGCTGAAGACGGTGATCCAGAACCAGCCGGGCTGGAAGAACCTGAACGCCATGCAGCGCGAGTCGCTGGACATGATCGCCCATAAGATCGGACGCATATTGGCCGGCAACCCGAGCCACGCCGACCACTGGCACGACATTCAGGGCTACGCCAAGCTGATCGAGGACCGGCTGTGAACAAGGTGAGCAAATATGTTCATGTCCGCAGCGGCATCTCCTGCGGTCCCGGCGACGGGCGCCGTGTGCTGCTGTCGTTACCGCGTGTGGAGTGGCTGGAGCGCCAGCCGGACTACACGCCGTGGCCACCGCTCAAAGAACCGGAGCCGGAGCCTGTGCCGGACTTCCAGCCGACACGCTACGACTTGCGCCCTCATCTGCGAAGTCACGAGCTGTCCAATCGTCAGCGGCAAGCGTGGAATCTGCATCTCGCCGGGCTGTCTATGAAACAGATCGGGGCGAAGATGGATTGCACGGACAATGCCGCCAGCAAGCTGGTGTCGCAGGCGCGGGAAAAGCTGGGGATCGGGCTAGAGAAATGAGCAGTAAAGGCGTCGGCAAAGCCGGTCAACACAACGTCTTCATTCTGACCGACCGCGAGAAGCAGGTCTGGGAGATGCGCAAGACGAAAAGCACGAAGGAAGTCGCCGCGATCATCGGCACGTCAGAGGCGAACGTCCGCAAGCTGTTTGAGAACGCGAGAGACAAGATAGGAGCGGGGGGTGACTGACTGGCGCGAAGAACTGATTGAGAAGATGGCGAAGGCCATTGCTGCTCGCCCACAAGATAGCGAAGACCGCTGGTGGATTTGGGAACCGGAAGCCCGCGCCGCACTCGCTGTCGCTGAGCCGGTGATACGGGAGCAGGCGGACAACGCCCTGCGCGAAGAAAACGCGCGGCTGCAAGGATTGCTCCGAGAGGCGCATGTAAAAATGGAAGCCAACAACTTATGGAGCAATTTGCGGCATCGCGTAGCCGCCGCTATTCAGGAGGGAGGGAATGATTGACATCGTCAAAGCCCTACGCAGCCGCGCGACTTGGGAGACTGCGATAGGTTTTACCGAGCCGCATCAGCACATCAACTGGATGGCGGCGGAAGAAATCACCCGCCTGCGCGAAGAAAACGCGCGGCTGCGGGAGGCGTTGGAAGAGGCGCTTCCATTCGTAAGGATAAAAGGGATGTGGAGCGAAGAAATTCACGACCGTATCGCCGCCGCTATTCTGGGAAAAGTTAAAGCCGAGGCCGCTTGTCCAGCGCCTGACGAAGCTCCTTGATCTCGTCCCGCAGCGCCTCAATCTCGTCGGTCAGATCCTTAACCCGAGCCTCGTAGCCGTCAATCAGCGCCTGAAAGTGGCGGGTCATGCTATCCAGTTTAGCCGCCGCCGCGTCCGCCTCCAGCTTGGTGGTTTCGGCGGCGGCTTTCTTTCTGCCCATCCAGAACCCGATCAGGCCAACGGGAGCAGACAGCGTGGCGCCATACTCTTTCAAAGCCTCAAGAAACTTCTGCGCCTCGTCGGTCATTTGATCCATCCGCACTTCAGGGCCATACCGACCGCGTTGTGTTCCTTGATCTGGGCAATCGTCGGCTTCGTGTCGTGCCTACTATAATATATAGCGCGGGCCTGTGTACAGAAGTCAGTCGCGGAGAAACGGGTCTCGCTCGTCGATTGACACGCCGTCACGAACGGTAGCAGCGCGCACAGACTCGCGAGCCGCCACGGCGATCTGGGCGTCGCGGACCTGATTATTGAGAGCGTCAAGTCGTTCCTGAACACGGCCCGCGTCCACCATCTTTACGGCATACAGCCATTCGAAGATCTTGCCAGCGACCGAGAACAGGCCGCTGACAACCGAAAGGATGGCGAGAATCACAATACCCTCGCAAACTCACCAAACGCGTCTTGCGCTGCGGATGTATAAGCGGACGCCGCATCGTCTAGCTGCGCGAAGCGGCCTAAATACTTACACACACCGTCTTTACATACCCGCGCCACGAAACAAGCGCCTTTCTTGTCGAAGTAAACGCCTTTTCTTCCTGTAAAGCTATCTTTATGCGCGCGAGTATTTCCCATATTCTGAGATCGCGTTGCTTCCCTTAAATTCTGTATGCGATTGTCGGATGGGTCCATATTGACGTGGTCTAAATCCCCTGAAGGCACCGCGTCATAAACCATAATCCATGCAAGTATATGCGCTAAATATAATACGTCGTTGACGCGTATCTTGTGATAGCCTTGATTTACGCAGCCGGCGGACTTACCGGCAAATCTTGCGTTCCATATGTTGCAATTATGCGCTGCCGTCTGACGGCTCGATGAAAACATACTTTCTGGGCGAGCGCGCCAAATAAACGCGCCGGTGTCAGGATTATAATCCAGTAGTTGCCGTAGCGTTTTGGCGTCCGGGTAAATCATATTGGGCTCCATAAATCAGGCTATTGTTTCACTGATCCACCCGTAACACGAAAATCTTTAGCGGCGATCAGGCCGATGCCGATCAGCGCGCCCTGAAGATCGGCCCAGTTGACGGTCTTCGTCTGCCAGGCGTTCCACAGAACCGTGAGCAGCGCGAGGATTCCGGGAATTGTGGTCATCCAGTTAGTCAACATTTCGGCACTCCGTATAGTTGGGCCTTACCTGTTTGCATACCACTTTCTGGCGTAGCCGGCCAGAGTTCTCGAACCCTGCACCCTCGACCGAGCAGCCCGTGAGCAGCGCCGCGCCCCAGAGCAGCAGCGAGAACATCGTGGACCAGATCAGAAAGCGGATGGTCTCCTGTATCATGTTTACACTTGTATCATGGAAAGAACCTTGCTAGAAGGTTCCCTATGTGGCAGACAATAGACATATTCCCTGATTACGAAGCGTCCAAAGATGGGCGCGTACGCTCCAAAAGCCGCGAACGGCAATTTGGAAAACAAATTCGAACGGTGCCGTCGCAAGAAATACGGCCATTCAACCATAGCGCCGGTTATCTCTGCGTAAAATTGGCTAAGGACAGAAAGAAAACAAATAAATACGTTCACCGACTTATAGCGCGGGTTTTCATTCCAAACCCTAACGGTTTGCCGGAAGTAAACCACAAAGACGGTAATAGAAAAAACAATCGTGTTGATAATCTTGAGTGGGTCAACAGGCGGGAAAACTTGGCGCACGCGCGGTATGTTTTGAAGCGCGGCGCGGGGACCGAATCAGACAAAAGAGAACGGTTTACGCGAGTAACCGCTGAAACAGTTTGGCAAATAAGGGCGTCAGACAAGACAGCCAAAGAACTCTCCCTTATCTATGGATGTTCCGTAAACTGCGTTCGCAGGATACGGAACAATGTGACGTGGAAAAATCAATCGTGAATTTCTATATGAGGGCCATCCACGATTGATTTCCAATAAACGCCATACACAATTCGACCCGTGAGACCAAGCGCCTTGGCCGCCGGCTTGAACGCCTTCTCCACGATGGTCTTGTAGTCTTTCAGATCCCAGGAGACTTTACCGCCCGGCATGGCGACGAAGTCGATGGCCTTACCGCGGAGATGGTAGCTGTTCATCGTGCGGCTCTTGCCGGTCTTGACGAGGTAGCGCTGCCGCTCTTTCGTGCGCAGACCCTCAGTGACCTCGAACGGGATCGGGCTGATCTCACGAGCCTTCTTGGCCAGCGCGATCAGGTTAGCGTCTACGCCGCGCAAGCGGCTGATGGAGGTTGCGTTGAGCTTTGTCATCGGGCCATCGCGTTTCTGTTCTTGCCTTCCGCCAGCGCGTTTTGAAGCGTGACAGCGGCAGTGATCTCGGGGGAGTATTTCTTGATGTCTTTTTTGAGCGGTTCGCCAGCCTTGCGAATTTTTCCGCTGACGGTTTTGGTCTTCTCTGCGTATTTAATCGCGTCTTCGATGACTTGCGCCGCTTGTTGCGGGTCAAGCATTTCCGTAGCGATTTGAATAGCCAACCGTCGGTCGATCTTCCGCTCCAAAGAACTGACCACCTTATTCGCCACGTTGAAGACGCGGTCCATAAGGTTGGCTTTCGGTAGCTGAATAGCTTTACCCGCTTCAGGCCCCACCTGCGCAGCAGCGCGCGCCATCCGTCCAGCGCGCGCTTCCCGAGCCAGATCAGCCCGGATACGCTCTACCTTCTGAACCTCGTCCGGTGTCAGGACGTCTGACAGTTTTTCATAGCGCGGCGCACCAGAGAGCGCCCGCTGAATTGTCTGCGGCGCTTGTTCGACAGCGGTAGCAAAGACGCCAGCCCGCTGCGGCGCTTCTTCATCAAGCGGCGACAGCAGTTTGGATTCCAGATACTGACCAATCTCCATGCGGTTGATCGGGCCAGACTTTTCCGCAAACTTGGCGCGCGCGGCTTCGTAGAGAGGAGACTTCTTTTTAAGAAGGTTAACGAACTCTTCGCGAGTCTGATTTATGGCGGCTGCTTCAGAAGCGCCAATTCCGAACCGTTCCGGGTCACGAATGAGATCGTCCATAGCCAGCTTCAGATTATGAAGACTGGCCACTGGGTATTTTGCTTGCGTCGCGGGGATAGTCTTCTTCAGCGCTTCGCCGCCGGGGCCAAGGATGCCAGACTCAACCTGCCGCGCTGGCGCAGTCTTACCGATCTGGAACGTCTGACCGCGCTCAGCGGACAAATCCGCCGCGCGCGCAAGTGCTTTGTCCATAGAAGGACGAGACAGAAGATCTGCAAATTCCGGCGTCTCTGCGATAGGGGCGCCGAGTTCAGCCGCTTTATAGAGAGCGCCGGCTTCCGTCTTGCGCGCGGTCTTGGCCGCCTCAAGCCGAGCCTCATCTTGGCTTACTGCCCGTAGATCAGCCAATCGCGCCGCCGCTTGCTGTTGCGAGCGCTCCATATATTCGGTCGGCAAGACCTCGGCAGCGCTCGCGCCGAGTTGCGCAAAACGAGACGATCCTACAGGAACGGCGGCCTGCGCCGCAGTTGGAGCCGAACCGGGGACAAGCTGCGCCTGCGGACTGCGCAGCGCCTGCACGATCTGCGGTCCGCGGCCCTCTACAGCTTCCAGATATGTGGCATAGCGCGGCGCCATCATGTTCCGGGTAAATTCATACGCAGGCGCCGCCACGGCAAACGGCGCCTGAACAGCCCCCGCCAATACGTTTACCGGAGACGCCGCTTGCGATAGTTGTCTCAGACCGGGCCGGCGCAATGCAGCGCCAGCGCCGCCCGCGACTGTAGATATATCGGCTAACAGCCCCACTGGATCGGTGCGCAACGTCTCCAACGCCGCAGCCGGCGAGCCATAACGCTGCGCCGCATAACCCCCGATGGCTTTGGCCGTCTCAACAGGGCTGAGCGCGGCCGCGCCTAGCGCCTTGGCCGTTTCAACCGGGCTGGTCGCGGTCTCATAGAGCCCCTGCGCAAACTTCAGAGTGCTTTCAGGAATGTTACCGAGCATAGACTCGACATACTCCACGGCCTGCTGCGGAGGTGACTGAGCTGTGCGAGGGCCGGGAATACCCTCGCCTGCCGTCAAACCAAAGTGCGCAGCAATCTCTGCGTCGGAATAGCCCGCCTGCCGGGCTTTCTCGGCTTCCGGTCGAGAAAACAGAAACTGCCGGATCTCGTCGGCAGAATACCCGGCTTCGCGCGCCGTCTGAACTTTGGCTTTGATGTCGACCATTACTTGAATATCTCATCGAGAGAAGGACGCCCCGCCGCTGCGCCGGGTTGCGCCGCGCCAGTCTGTCCAGTGTTGGCGTATCTCATTAGAATGCGTTTGGCGCTATTCCATGACGACAGTCGTTGATTGGCGGGGATGCTGGGATCGTCAAGATTTCCCAGTGTGCTTTTAATAAACTCACGGTCTTCGTTGGATATACCAGCGCCTAGCTTACCGTTAAGTTTTTTCAGAATAGCGTCGTTTATGATCGTCTTTATCTCGCCAATAGCTTCCATGCCTTCCGGCGCTTTACCAAAAAAACCGCGGATGCCTGCGCCCGTTGCTTGCAGACCCCCGCTTGTAGATTTACGAATAAGATTGCTGACGCGGTCTTCACCGGTTTCAGAGTTAAAACCAGATGCGTCCAGAACCTCCGTAGCAAACCGCTTATTATTATACGCAGCGCTGCCAACGGGCGCTTCGGCCGTAGGACGAATTTCGGATGGAATCATGCGCGCCGGAGCCGGAGCCGCCATTCCGTTAGCCGGCGGAAGTGCGGGGGTCATGACATTAGCCGCGGGCTGCCGCGGCGCGATCAATTCAGCTTCCCC